TCATGGCAGCCTCCCCGCCGAGATATAGAGTCCGGCGGGCGTACCCGTCACCGCCACGCGCACCTGAGTGCTCGACGCAAGCACGGCCACCTGCGTCCGGTTCGCGGTGAAAGCCGCTACATTCGATCCGTCTTGGTTCTGGAGCGGAGTCCACGTGGCGCCATCGACGTCCAGGAATTGCACCTGCGCACTCGCGCCGTTCCAGTCGGCCGCTATAGCTCGTATCGCGTAATCGCCACCATAGGCGACCTGGCCGGGTTGTGTGCCCCCCGCCGAAACGCTGGATGCGAGGGCAAGCGTCTCTCGTTGGCCGAGCACAACGACGCCCTGCGCCAAATTGTCCCGTCCGCCCGGCTGGCTGTAATAGCCCGTGTCCCCCGCCGCGCGAAAGGTCATGGCCGCAGATCCAGGGTCGCTGCCGGGCGTGCGCCGGCCTCAGCTCCCAGATCGTCCATTGCGGCATCGGCCCGCGCCAGCGCCGCCCGCTGCTCGGCAAGAGAGGACGCGACTCGCGCCGCCGCAAGCGCGCGCTCGGCCAGCTGCCCCGCGCGCCGAATGCGCGCCGCACGATCTGCCGGCAGATACGGCAGGAACAACTCGGCATAGAGTTTGGCCCGGTCGTAGCGCACCTGCGCGCGGTCGATCGCCGCGGTGGACGGCATAGGCACCGTAGCGCAGGCGGTGATGCTGGCGGCGAACGCCAGCGACGAGATCATCTTCCGCATCGTGCTTCTCCTCACTTCTTGGCCATGACGCGGTCGACGATCTTGGACGTCGTCCAGACCGCCACGGCGCCTACCGTCAGATTGTTCCAGGTCTGGATCACCGACCCCTTGGTCGCCGCGTCGATGCCGCGCCCTGCCTCGCCGCTCAGCACGGCGTAGGTCACCAGGCCGAAACCGATCAGCACGCCGCACGTCACCGCGAAGACGAGCCAGGCGTAGGCCGCGTGAACCATCGGCTCGGCGCCGACGTTGACAATCTCGGCCGCGTCGACCTGGACGGGAGGCTCGGCGCTCACGCCGCCACGTTCCCGATCCGGTGCGCGAACCAGCCGAAGGCGAAGTCCTCGAACTTGGCGTCGTCGTCCGCCAGGCGGAGGTAATGGCCGCCCTGGAGCGTATCGAGCGCCTTGATCAGGACGCGGGTGCCGAGCGGCCCCCGCTTAGCCCTGTACGCCTTCAGCGCCGCGATCGTCCCTGCGCCGACGTCGCCGTCCTCAAGCACGTTCGGATAGTCGCGCCCGCGGTTGTTGAGCGAGTTCAACACCTGCTGCAGCCACAGCGAGGCCCGCTTGATCCCGGCGTTGACTCCGGTGTCGATCAGTTCCTCGCCCACCTTCGGGTCGATCGCCGCGACATCGTCGAAGTTCGGCGCGACGACATAGCGGGTCCAGTAGATCGCGAACGCGGTGGAGCGCGGCAGGTCGCGCATCGCGCCGCGGTATCCTGCCGCCCGCGCCACCCGCTCGGTGATGCCGTACATCGTCGCGCCGCCAGGGTCGCTGGGATGGTCGACGAAGCCGCCCTCGCGTTCGATCACCCCGTCGATGATGCGTTTGATCGCCTCGCTCATCTCTGCATCCCCCGATCCAGCCCGGCTTCCGCCAAACTTGTCACCACACCGAAATCCATCGGAAAGGCCTGCGCCATGATCCGCTCGATGATCGCCAGCGCCGGGTCTGCGGGATCGTGCCGCATCAGCGCGGCCGTCGCATGCTGGAACGAGAGGCGGAGGGCGACGTTCTGCGTCTCCATCGCGCTCATCCGCCTTTCCAGGTGCAGCCGGTAGTCCTTCCAGCTCATGTCGAGCGCGTCATGCTCGGCGTCGAGCTGCGCCTGGCGCTTGTCGACGCGGTTCGTGAACCAGTTGATCGCCCACCGGCCGAACAGCAGCACGCCGCCCAGCCCGCTGCCGGCCGCCACCGCGTCCGCGACGCGTTCGCTGCTCACGCTGTCACCCCGGCCGCGGTCAGCTTCGCTTGGAGGTCGGTCAGGTCGGCCGCGAGTTGCGCCAGCGACGCACGCGCCTCGTCGTCGACCGTCGTTCCGCCGGACGGCGCGACATAGGTCGCCGCAGGCGTTGCGGCCTGCTGCACCACATACCCGGTCGCGCCATTGTACCGCGCCAGCGTCGCGCCGCCCGCGTTGAACTCGGTCTTGATGCCGCGCATGATAACCGATGTCGGGCCGGACTCGGTCGAGGCGCGCACCCCTTCGGCCGCATCTTGCGAGTAGCAGATCAGCGTGGTGTCGATCACCTCCAAGTCGCCGCCCGAAATCTTGGTGACGAAAGGTCCGGCCGCGCCCAGCACCGAATTGCTCAGGCGCGCCCGGCGCAGCGGCGTGTTGACGCCCAGCTGCGCGACGTTGATGTCGCCCAGGTCCTGCGCGGGGTAGGTAACGCGCTCCAGGTAGAGCCGCTGGAGATCGAGGCCGTCGATGTTGTCGAGCCGGAGCGGGAGACGCGGAATTTCCGGCCGCAGCTGATCGATCGAGTCGCCCGGTTGGGTGACGGGGTACATGCCGTCGACGGCGCCGTTCAGCCCCTTGTGGATGTTGCTGGAGCGGATCAGTGCATCGCCTGCCCAATCACCTGTCGGATTGGGCATCATCGACGGCGCATAGAAGGTGAAGTTGCGGATCATCCAGTCGGACACGCCGATCAGCTCGACGCACGCGCCCTGCACGCCCGCAAAATAGGGCTCCTCCATGTAGATGCCGGAGCCGCGGCCCGAGAAGCTGAACGCGAAGGGAAAGGTTATGACCGGCCCGGATTGGCCGGGCGCCGGCTGATAGATGCCCGGCGCGCATTGGATGTTGACCACGCGCGGGCGAATGAGGTGGATGTTGAGATAGGTGGCCGTCTTGTCGAAATCATCAGGGCCCGGGCCGGTGCTGGTGTCGTGCCGGTGGTTCTGGACCTCCAGCGCCATCCGGGTGCACCCATCCCACACGCAGTCGATGAAGTACCAGTCCGCCAGCGTCCCGCCGTTGTCGCAGACGATCTGTCCAAGGTTGCGGCTCGGAATGTCGATGCGGCCGTTGAAGGTGACGCGCTCCCAGGTCCACGTCCCGAGCGAGAACGACCCGTTCGCGTAGAGGCAGGACCCGCCGCCGCGTACCGCCAGGGTCAGGTCGGCGATGCGGACGCGCTGGACCGATTTGTCATAGGTGCCGATGATCGCCTCATCGTCGCCCATGCACTCGATGACCGTCGCGCCTCGCCCGTCGCCGAAGATCGTGATGTTGCTGGCGGCGAGGTCCATCCCCCAGAAGCCGGAGATGCGATAGGCCCCCTCGGTGCCCAGGCCTAAGCCGGCCGGGAAACGCACCTTGCCGCCGCCGGCGAACAGGACGGCGCTTTGCGCCCTGATCCATGCGGGGGTGTCGTCGACGTCCCCCGGCTGGCGGTAATCGACGACCGACAGCGTCGGCACCTTCGACGTCTGCCGCACCAACGCGCCGATCGTCGGCGCGACGCCGAGCAGCTGCACGACCGTCACGCCGTTCGTGCGCCCGGTGAAGTCGCCGGCTACGAACGCCCAATAGGAATCGTCGTAGAACGACGTGGTGTCGGTGATCTCCTGCGCCTGGAACTCCGTCAGTTCGAAGTACGTGTTCGCCGCGGGTCCGGTCGCCCCCGGCGCGAACAGCCGCTCGTCCTTGACCGCGACCTGCCCGGCCCCGTCGAACACGAGCACGCCGCGGGCGCGCAGCGGCGCGCGCGGCAGGGTCGCCGCGATCTCGCCCACGGGCAACCGGATCGCCCTGGCGGCCATGTCCACCACACCGGCGCCCAGCTCCTGCGCCACCATCGCCATGCGGTCGAGCTGGCGCGTCAGCTGGGCTGCCGGCACCGGCTCGTGCGGCCGGACGTCCGCTTCCTGCACCTGCGCCGTCCGTCGCTCGATCAGGAACAGGTCCGCCACCGGCCACACGCTCGTGGCCGTGATCGTGCCCGTCGCGGATCGTCCGTCGCCCGCGAAGATGAACCCGATCGTCAGCCGCGTGCGCAGCCCGGTGGCGCCATCGATATGCGTCACCGCTAGGTCGACCGGGTCCAGAAACTGGAACGGGATCGCCTCCGCCAGCATCCCGGCTCCGGGATGGTAGCTGTGTGACACGTCCGTGGTGGTGACCGTCAACGCTTCCTCCGACACGCGACGACAAACCGCAAGAGGGCGGTTCGCGTCAGGTGCCGGGTCGGAGTGGGAAGCTAGAACCGGCGATATCGCTCGCGCTTATGTAGCGTCTTGGAACATTTGTCTAGCCTCTGCGGCGCACCCGTCCGTTGTCGTTCGCGCCGCGCCGGCCGACTGTCGGCTTCGTCAACGCCAGCAGCGGCTTCATGGCCTTGTCGGGGTCGCGGCCGATTTGTTCCAGCGTGAGGATGTCGTGCGCGACCAGCGCAGGGAGTGATTGCAGGATCGAGCGCATGCCGTTCTGCGCCTGGACGATCGCGGCCTCGGTGCCGCCGGACAGATCGATCCTCATTGCCCCGCCTCCCGGTCGGTGCCCGCGACGATCGCCAGCGCGGGCGGCGGGAACCAGAACGTGCGCTTTTGCCCGTCGACCATCGTCGCCCGGTGCGTCCAGCCCAGCAGCCGAAGCATTTCCAGCACCCGGTCGTGCGCGCCCGAGGTCGCCGTGCCGAACATGGCACGGGTCGCGTCCTGCGCCACGATCATCGACCGGCCTTCCAGCCAGGTCCGCAGCCGCGCGATCAGCGTGTCCTGATCGCTCGTCGCCTCCGCGATCACCGCGGGCAGGCCCAGCTCGATCCACATCTGCCGCGCCGCCGCCAGCCCGAACAGCCGCCGCGTCTCGCGCAGCAGCCCCACGCTCGCGCTGACCCGCGCCGTGTCCATCGTCAGCATCACCGGCGTGGGCGGCGTGTGCAGCACATACTTGCCCGTCTTGCGGATCGCCGGCAGCACTTCCTCGGTCACCCAGCGCCGGAAGCGCTTCGCATGCGCGCCGCGGCGCTTCAGCGCGGCGTGGTACATGCCGGATTCGGAGATGATGGACGTCTCCTGCTCTCCGCCGGGGGAGTGCACATTGTGCACCCCCTTTTCGTCATCATCGAGGAGGCGGACCATCTCCTGCTGGCGGGGATAGCCGAGCGCCTTCGCGACATCGTTCGCAACGAACCACGGCTCGCCGTCGATCATCACGACGCGGACCGGTTCTTCCTCGAACTGGTAAGATACGAGAGCATTCATCGAGCGTCTCCGTTAGAGATCGCCCGGCTCCAAGACGCCAATCTTGGTGGCCGGACGTGCCACGATTGGCGTACCGCCTAACGGAACGGCGCCCCGAAGGGCTCGCGACACGCCCGACCATAAGAAACCGCGCCATCTCATAGGCGAGGTGGCGCGGGCTGCGCCGTTAGGTGAGGGACGCCAATCCCTTGTCCGGGACATACCGGACGGCGGCTGTTATGGTCGCGGGAGACTCAGGGTGCAAGGCTTTAACGATGCTCTTTCTCGTTGCTGCGCTAGCGGTCACACAGGCCGAGGGCGCGTCCCTTTCTACGCTAGAGCAGATGTACCAGCGTATCTATGCGCGGGGTCGCGCGTGGGATGATTGCGTGGAAAAGAACGCCGCCCGGTATGCTGAGATGGCTGGCGTTGATGCTTTGACCGGTGCCGAGGGCGCCTTGGGCCGCTGTCGCAGAGAGCAGGCAGAGTACGCGGAGGCAGTGCAAGTGGCGAATATTACGCGCGACGACGCATCCGAGATCGCCCGCGCGGATGTTACTTCCGGGCGGGCGATCCGGCATTCGACTGCGGTGTCGGTCATATTGGAAGCTCGCGGGGCTAAGGCGGCGCCCAGATAGGGGCGCTGTCGCAGATCGGCACTACTCGCCCACCCGGTTCTCCAACGCGCTGCTCATGTCCGGCGCACGCCACTCCTGCATCGCATCGCCCGGCCGCATGAAGTAGCGGTTGCCCTGTTCCTTCGCGCGCCGCTCCAGCGTCCGCGCATTCGCCGCCCGGTCCTCGCCTGCCCAGGCTGCGACCTGGTCCACCAGCAGCCGCTCATACGCCGCGCGGATGTACCACAGCGAGCTGCCCGGCACTTCGCGGGTCAGCAGGTGCCGAGTCGCCTTTCCCCGCAGCTTCGCGGCCTTCTCCGCCACCTCGGGATCGTCCGCATAGACCGCCTCATAGGCGCTGTAGCTGGCGGCGTTCGCGACCTCCCCCAGCGTCGTCGCCGTGCTCGCGGTCGGCCCCTTGGTGATGTCGAACAGGTCCTGCCCGAACTCGTTGCGGCTGAACTCGATCGCGTCGCCGAACACTCCCAGCCCGCCGCCCTTCAACGTCGCGCGCCACCAGAAGTCCCCCTCGGTCATCGGCCGCGGGTCCTTGCCCTTGGCGATCTCGCTCAACTGATAGGCGAGCGCACCGCTGATCGTCGTCGCCCCGAGGAACGCTACCGCATAGGTCGCCCGTTTCGACAGGTTCGATTGCGCCAGCGCACGGGCGCCGTGCATCGCCACGACCGTCACCGGGAACATCTTGAACTGGAATCCGGTACGGATAATCTCGCCCGGGATCGTGCCCGGCCGGGCGGCATGCACCATCGCCCGCATGTAGAGCCCGCCGGTCGGCACGGCGAAGTCGATCTCGCTCAGCATGCCTTCCATGAACCGGTCGCGCAGCGCCGCGTCGGCGATGTTCTCCGGCTTGATCCAGGCAGCGCCCTTGTAGTCGACGGTCGGTGTCGCCCTGATCGCGTCCCAGCCGGCCGGGTCGATGCCATAGCGCTGCAGGAACCCGCGAAACGCGGGATTGAGCCCGTCGTAGGACAGCGGCGCGTAGCTGGTCAGGGCGTTCATGAACTCCATGCCCATCGCCTCGCGCACCGCGTTGGTATGGGCGTTCAGCCCTGATGCCCGCATCACGCCGTCCGCCATCCGCCGGCTGATCTCGTTCGCCGCCTCCATTCGGCGGGTCAGCTTCCCGGCGCCGCCGGAAAGCCGGCCGCCGAACGCATCCTCCATGTGCATCCGGCCGTGCGCCGCCATGCGCCCGGTGAACTCGTCGCCGATGATCCCGCTCCGCCGCGCGAACGCGCGGTCGCCCCCATCCACTGGGTTGAGCTGCTTGACATATTGCCCGATTAGCTCGGTTGCGGGCAGGCCGTTGTAGGCGCGCGTCATCGCCTTGGTCGCATGGTCGCTGATGCTGGCGATCGTCGCGCTGCCCAGCTTCGTCGCGCTCTGCCAGTTGCGGATCGTCGATCCGAACAGCGCCAGGTTGCGACGGACGACGCGCCGGTTCTGGCCCTGCACTTCGTTCCACACCGCCTCGATCTCGTAACGGCCGATCCCTGCCTTGCCGCGATCGGCCAGATTGCCCTTGGTAGCGGCTTCCTGCTCCAGCAAGTCGCCCATCCACTTGATCGTGGCGGCCGGGTTGGGTCCGAGGATCTGCATCGACGCCGTGTCGCGCGCCATCCGCTCGACGTGCGACATCATCGCGTCGAACGGCGAACCTTGCCCGAACCGCTCGTTGTACTGCAGCCAGTCGTCCGCGCTGGCGAAGTGGAGTACGCGGTGCTCGCTGTTGCGCGACGCGATCGCGCCGATGCCGGCGCCGCCCGGCGTGCGCTTGGACCAGCCGTCGCTGACGATCGCCTCGTACATCTCGCCCAGCATGTCCGTCATCTGCGCGTCGTCCAGCGGTGTACCCGTTTGCCAGTCGACCATTTTGGCTCGATCGAGCCTGGGCAGCACCTCCGCGATCCAGGCGTCCGGCGCCAGCGCGCCCACGGCCTGTCCGTCGTGACGATGCGGCAGCGCCCAGCCGTCGAGCTTGCCGATATGCCCGCCCGCCGCATTGAACAGCCCGCGCAGATACTCGGCCGTGCGGCGCCAGGAATCGGCCAGCTCGCGCGCGTTCAGGTCGCCCGTCGCCTCGCCGCTTAGTTCGCGCACGACGTCGTCCAGCTGGCTCGGGTTCCGCACGGCGCCGCGCAGGCCGGCCCGGTGCTCGGCGAGCACGTCGTACATCATCGCCAGCGCGGACTGCTTGATGTTGCGCCAACGGTATTCGACGTTGGGCACGCCCGCGGCCCGCTCGTCGCGCACCAGGCTCGCCAGCATCGCACGCCGCGGCAGCACGGCATCGGCCGCGGTGCCGCCATCGTACACCGTGCGCGCGTTGCGCAGGATCGTCAGTTGCGCCTTGGCTTGCAACAGCTTGCGCCGCTTCGCCTGCGCGAACCCGGCCTCGATCGCCGACATCGCTTCGCCGGTCGCCATGCCCTCGGCCGTTGCGCGTCCGTGCACGGGCTCGTACCGCGCGACCAGGTCGTCATACAGCCGCCGCATCGACGCTGCCCGCGCGCCGTCGATCTTCTTCCGCTCGACCAGATCGGTCAGGCACACGCCCAGGCTCATGACCGGCTCCTCACAGGCAGTTCCTCACCGTGTCGATGTCCGTCTTCTCGGCATCAAGCCCATCCAGCAACTCGCGGAGCGTGAGGGGCGCGTCGTCGCCCAGGTCCAGCGGCAGATCGAGCGAGGCCTGGTCGGCAGCGTCGAACAGGCCCATCCCGATCGTGCTGTCCTGGTCGGCCGCCGCCCGCATCGGCGATGCGGCTTTCAGCTCGGCCTGTTGTGGCTGCCGTGCGCTGGCAGCAGGATCGACCGCTTCCGGCAGGTCCAGCAGCCCCGCTTCGGCGCGCAAATCATGCTCGACGCTGTCCGCCTGCGCCTTGGCCAGCGGTCCGTCCGGATCGAGGAAGTCATGCGCCGCGGCGATGGCCTGCGGCGAGGCCTCGCTTACTTCGCTGTCAGGTCCGTCGAGATCGTCGGCTGCTCGGGCACCACCTTCGTATGCAGCGCTTGCAATCGCCGCAGCTGCGCTTTCGTCTCCTCCGATACCTTCGGGCTTGCCAACGCGGCCGCGGTCCGGTCGTCCAATACCTTGCGGGTCCGTCGGTGTTCCGGCGTCATCGGCATCATCCAGATAAGCGAACGGGTCGCGGTCAGGGTCATACGAGAAAACGCGCGGGTCGTCATCATCGAACGGTATATCGAGACCAGGGTCCTGCTCGGCCGCCTCCGCGAGCGCGTCCCCCCGCGTCCTCTCGAAGTGAGCGACCAGCGCGTCCTCGGCGCCGACGCCGTTGAGCACCATGTCCTCAAGGACTGCCGCGCGTTCCTCCGCGGTCAACTCGTCGGGATCGAGATAACGATCAAGCGACGGCTCGGCGTCCAGGAGATCCTGCTCGAAGCGCGCTTCGCGGTCCTGGAGCCGCTCTTCGTCGTGTATCTTACCGCGAATGTTGGGATGGTAGAGGCGTTTTCCTGGCGATGTAGCCGCTTGATAGAGCAGATCGAGGACCTGAGCCTCGTCGGGACGGTCCAGGAACCATCCCAACTCCCACAGCGCCTCCCCGAGCTCGTCGATCGACTTGCCATCCTTGCGGAAAACGTGCCCGCCGCCGGGAGCGAACTGCGGAATGCTTCCGCCGCCGCCGCCCGCGCGCCGCTTCGATCCGCTGATAACCCCACTGATCAGACGGCCGCGACCGCGCAAGTCATGTCCCGCGTCGTCGCGCAGACCGCCCGCGCGAGCCGCCACCGTCAAGACGTCATACCGCTCCTCGTCCGGAGCCTCCGCCAGTATGTGCCGAACGCCATGTGGACGACGCGCCGACGCGAGCCTTTTCGGGGCAACAACCGCGGCCACCGCTGCGATGACGGGCGGCTCCGCGCTCCGGACGACGTCTTCTGCGATCGCCCCGATAGGGGTGTCCGTATCGGCCATTACCGGCTCCGCCGACAGCAGCTCGGCCGCGATCGGCAGGGGCGCGGCGCCGTCGACCGCTTCTGCCGAAGCGAGGCGTTCCGCCTGCAGGCGGTCGATCTCCGCCTGCAGCTCGGCGCGGTACGCGCCTTCGCCCTCGGCCAGCTCGACCCGCGCACCCGCCGGCGCAGGACGTGCCTCGCCCATCTTGGTGTGCGCCCAGCGGATCACGTCCGCCGCGGTCATGTTGGCCAGGAACGGATTGGCCTTCACCGCGCCAGCGCCCAGCACGTCGACTGCACGCGCGTCCGGGTCCGCGGCGAACAGCTTGCCGGCGCCGCCCTGCCCGGCGAAATGCGCGAGGTAGAGGTTCCCCGCCGTTTCCGCCTCGCCCTTGCTGCGCAGGAACGCCGCATTGTCCGCGAGCAGGTCGTCCATCAGCACGTCCTGCAAGCCCGCGTCGCGCCGCTTGGCCAGCATGTCCGCGCGCGACAGGCCCTGCGATCCGAAGCGCCGGGTATAATAGGCCACCCAGGTATCGTCGAGGAACTGGTACTTACCCCGCGCCGACGACAGCGGGTTGGCGTATTTGGCCCCTCCGCCGCTCTCCACCACGCCGATCCGGTTTTTGAGCGCCTGCCGTGCCGGTGTGCCGCTCACCGTCCCGCTGCCTAGGGTGGTGCCGATCGCCACCCGCGGCCGCACCGGTCCGCCGGCAACGCGCGCGCGGGGAGGAGGCGCGTTCGACAGGATGCTGGCCATCGTCGCCTGCAGCGTGTCCTGGTGCGCCGCGATCCCGGCGCCGTTGGGCTTGAACGGGTTCTGGGCGGTGATACTCGCAGCGCGCGCCATTTCGGCCAGCGCGGCGCGCTGCTCCTCGCTCATGGAGTCGCGGCCGATCGCGAGCTCGGCCAGCTCTGGCAGATCGTCCTCGCCGATCTCGGCCGCGCTCGCCCAACGCTCGCGAACCCGGGGCGGGAGCGCGTTCCACACGGCGGCGATGCCCGTCTCGCGAACCGTAGCGGCTGCGTCCGCCGCCGCGCGCCCGCCTCTTGTCGCGACGTCCGAGACGGCTCCGGCACCCGCCTTGGCCGCCGCACCGACGTAGGGCGCCACGGCCTTGCCCGCCCCCTCCAGAAGGCCGCCGCCGATGCCAGCGGCTGCGACGTCCCGCGCGGCGTCGCCCGCGGTCATCGTCTCGCCCATCGCCGTCAGCGCACGCGCGCGTCCCGGCAGCGTCAGCGCCTCGGTTCCCGCCGCGATGATCCCCTCGCGCAGGATGGTTCCCAGAATCGTCTTGCCGCCGCCGCCCAGCGGCAGCGTGATGATGTTGAGCGGGTCTTGGAACGATCCGGCCGCGCCGCCGACGAGCCGCGCAGCCAGGCCCGCCCGATTGCCCATGTCCTGATCGCGCGCGCGATCACCGTCGCGGGTCAGGACCAATCGCTCGAACTCGTCCTTCGACTTGGGCAACGAGGCGAACGCTCTGCCGTCTCGCGCGCGCGCCGCCTCCACCGCCGCCCAAACGCGATTGTAGTCGAGCAGCCGCATCGCGCGGTTGTCGCTCATCGAATAGAGGTTGTCCGGCTCCTCCTGCGGTTGGAAGTCGGACCGCAGTGTCTTGGGGTCGACGCCCATGTCCGTCAGCGCGTCGATGATGGGATGATACCGGCGCGCCAGGCGGTCGACCTGCACCGTCTCCACTTCGTCGCCCGTCGTCCGGAACGACGCGGCGACGCCCTCCAGGAACGTCGGGTCCGGCCCCGCGCGCTGGGATAGCCGCACGGGCCGACGCGGCAACCGCGATCCGACGACGACACCGCCGTCCATCAGCGTGGCCGGCGCGGGCGCAGCACGAACGCGGACCCATCATTGCCGCGCAATGCATCGCCCATGCCGTCTACCAGATGGTACAGCGGCGCCCCGTCCGCATCGTCGCCGACATAGTCCGCCCGGTAGTTGGCCAGGACGTCCGCCTTGGCCACGGGGTCGCCATTGGCATAGGTCGCTCCGCCGAAATCCGTGCGGGACAGCTGGCCGTCGAACTCGGTCGCCGTCTGCCAGCGCGGGAGCCACACCGGCTTGCCGCGCACCGCCTGCACGCCGCCCTGCACGTAACCGTCCGGCCGCCGCGTCGCCCCCATGGCCGTTCCCAGCGCAGCGCGGAATCCCTCCGCGCTGAACCCTGATTGCCCGTTCGCGGCCATGCCTTGCGCCATGATGTCCCAGGCGGTGTCCACGACGGTGCGATAGGCTCCGCCCAGCTGCCCCGCGATCGCCGGACCCAGCGTCTTGCGGGCCGCCGTCTCCACGTCGCGCGACTCGCCGAAATCCTTCGGCCTTGCCTTGCGCGTCTCGCGTCCCTCCAGCGCCGCGATGCGTGCCTTGGGGCCGAGGTTCGCCAGTGCGCCCAGGCCGGGCTCGATCTTCTCCGCCTTGTCGTACCGTGCGGCCGCGTCGCCCGTCAGGGTGGCGAGCGCCTGCGATTTGCCCGCCGGTCCCTGCCTCGCCAGGTCCCGCAACGCGCCGACCTCGCGGTCGTCCGCTATGTCGACCAGGTCGTCCAGCTGCGCCTTCATCACCTGCTCGGCCTCGGTCGCCTTGCCGGCGCCGATCTTGCCCGCCAGCGCGTCGCGGTCGCGGCGCATGCTGTCCGCCGATCGCCCGGTATAGGTGCGGTTCACCTGCACCTTGATGGCTAGGGCGCCGAAGTCGATCAGTTCCGCCGCGTCCAGCTTTGCGCGGGTCGCTTGCCGCTGCACCGCCTGCAGCTCGCTCGGCGCCGGGGCGATGCCTGCCTTCACCTTCGCCTTCACGGCCTTGATGGCATCGCGGGCCTCGTCGCGGGTGCGGCTCTTCGCCAGCTCTGCCTCCCGCGCGCTGACCTGCTCGGCCGCGTCGATCTGGCGCAGCAGGTTCGTCTTGGCCCCGTCGTCCATGAAGCCGTCGAACATGCCGTTGGCCAGCAGCGCCTTGGCGCTGGCTGTTTCGCCCCGCGCCAGCATGCCGTTGAACGTCGCGGTTACGCGCTCCGCCTTGTACCGGTGGCTCAGCTGCGCCTTAATGCCGGGATCCAGATCGGTAGCCCCGACGATCGTGTCCACCGCCGCCAGCGCGGCGGGCAGGTCGGTCGGCTTGCCGGCCGCGAGCGCGTTGTTCGCGCCGTTGTTGTACTTGTCGAGGTTCGCGCCCTCGATCGCCGCATCCTGGCGGCGCGACCAGTCGTGCTCTTGGTCGCGCACGCGCCCGCTGTATTGCGCCACCATCGGCGCGATGCGGTCATAGACCTCCTCGTCGTCGGGCAGGCTCTCGACGAACTGCTTGCCCCACGTCGTCACCGCCTCGTCGGCCTTCCCCCGATACTGCTCGGGCGGCACCGTGCTGCGCAGCTTGGCCAGCTGGTCGCCCAGCGCCGTCTTGCCGTCCTCTAGCGCGCCGATCGTGTTCACCACGGTCCGCGATCTCCAGCGCTCCCGTTCCTTCAGGTCGGTGCGCAGCCGGTCGTCTTTCACCTGCTCCTGCATCTGCGCATCCTGCGCGGCCGCGCGGCCCAGCGCGTCGCCAACCGCGTCCAGTCCTTCCACGAGGCCCGATCGGAACGCGGCCGGGTTGCGCTGTTGCATCGGCGCGACGTTCGTCGTCACACGGTTGCGGAACCCGTCCGTCACCGCGCCACGCCCGCGATCGTCGGGCGCGGCGCCCGTCCGCCGCTACCCCAGGCGGCAGCTCGCCCGCGCCCCGCCGACGCCGCGGCCGCGCGCTGCGCACGGATGTTCGAAACGCCCTGCAGCGCCGTGGCCGCTGCGCCGAACAGGCCGCCGATGATCGCCGCCTTGCCCGCCTTGCGCTTGTCGTCTGCGGCCTGTTGCAGCCCGCGCGCCTCGCGGGTCGCGCGCCTGCGGATGTTCAGCACCTCCAGCTCGCGCTGGTAGGCGCTCTGCGCCAGCACGTCCGCCGCGCTGCCGCTGCCCAGCTGCACGCCGCTCCCGCCCATCACCGTGATCATCTCCCCCGCCTGGCGCCGTTCCTCGGTCCGCGTTGCATCGGCCTGTTGCTCGGCCTCCAGCAATGCCAGCCGGGCGTTCTCCTCGTCGACGCGGGCACCGGCGCGCGCCGCACGGTCCTGCTCGACGCCCCCGACGACGCCGCCCACCACCTGCAGCGCCAGCGCAGCGGGTGCGAGCGCCGCCATTATCGGGTGTCTCCACGAACGAGCCTGTAGATCACAGCATCTTCCCCATCGGCGAAATACACCCCCAGCTCCGCCTCGCGGACAAACCCCAGCATCGCCATCCACCGGTGCGCCGCGCGGTGGCTGGCGCGCACCAGCGCATCCACGCGCTCGTGCGGCAACGAGGCGGCGAACCAGCGCACGCGCCGGGTCAGCGCCAGCATGGCGGACCCGGCATGTGGCGACAGCGCAGCCCACATCGTCGCGTAGCGCGGGTGCGTCTCCAGCGCGCCGCCGCAGAACAGGACGGCACCATGCCGGTCCCGAGCCGTGAAGCACCGGCCGGTCGCCGCAAGCTGGCGCGCATGATACACCGGCGCGTCGATCAGCTCCGGCTGCGCCTCCTGGACCGTCATCGCCTGGAGGTCACGTGGATCAAAGGCGGCGACCCGGATCATGCCGTCCCCCTCATGCTCTGGCCGCGTCCAGCGTCGGACAGATCGCCCGCACCGTCGCCCCTGTCGCCGCTACCCGCTCGACCGTGATCTGACCAAAGCGGTCGTGGGTGCCCATGTCCTCGGCCAGCAGCACGCCGGTGAACGGCACGAAGCCCGCGTTGGCCACGCTGTCGCCCAGCAGCTGCTCGATGTCGCGGGGCGTGGAGTTCTGCACCGTGACGCGTAGCCCGCGCGTGTCGAGCACGCTGATCGCGATCCGGCTGATCCGTCGTGACTTGCCCAGCGCCGCGCCGTTGTCGCTGCCGCCGCTGGTCGGCAGCGTCGTGAACCGCGCCGGAAAGCGCAGGCCCGCGCGCACCCGCCCGGCCGGGTTCGGGATCGTCACCATCCCGTCGCCGCCGACGATCCGGTCCGCATAGACCGCGTCGTCGGCTTGGACGTCCACCGTTCGCCCGGCGAGCCACGCCACCGGCCCGAACGACGTGGCCGGATCGCCATCGAACTCCGCCGCCAGGTCTGTCATCGCCGGGTCGACGTCGTCGGCTTCTTGCCGGAACTGGTCGAGGCGCAGCACATGCCACCCGCCGTTCCACTCGGCCGCGATCCACAGCTGGTCCAGCTCGCCGGCCGGGTCCGTGATCGTCGCGATCGACCGCGCCGCGATCCCCGCCGCCAGCGGCCGGGTCGCCCAGCCGAGCACCTGTTCCGCGGGAAGGTACGCCGCGCACGCCAGCGTACCGTCGCCGCGCAGCGCCCAGACCAGGCGGTTCGGGTCCTTCTGGCTCGCCAGCGCGACGAAGCCGGGCTTGCCGATGTGGCGGGCATAACGCGACAGGTCGATCGCGTCCTGCCGGTCGCGTTGCAGCGCATAGTCGCCCTCGACGACGCGGCGCCGACTCCGCCCGACGTACAGCGTCCTCCCGTCGAGCAGCACCGGCATCGTCCGCGCCGCGCCCTCGTTGTTTTGCCGGTCGACCCGCAGGTTGCCGGGGCCGACTCCGCTCGCCGCGTTCGACGGGCCCAGCGCGAACATCCCGCTGCCGTTCAGCACCAGCAGCTTTTCGTCCGCCACCAGCGCCACGATCGGGTTGGGGTTCGATAGCGTTGCGACGAACGCCATGTCGGCGCTGATGTCGCCCTGTTCGTTGTACGTCGCGTGGTTCAACAAATCGCCCGCGACGCCGCCGTACACGGTCGATCCCTTGGCGAGCACCAGCCGCTCGTTCCACACCACCCCGTTGGTGGGCCAGCCGCGCCGGTCGCTGAACGCGCCGAACCGCCACCGCCAGGTGCCGAACGCGTAATCGACCGAGCCCGCAGGCGGCACGTATTCCCCCGAGTCGGGATCATAGTATCCGCCGTCATAGGTGTAGCTGCTCGACGCGGTGAACGGCAGTCGGCGCAGCACCGTTGCGCTGACCTCGGTCGGGCTGGTGTAGCTGGTGATCCGCAGAATGCCGAACCGGTCGCAGACGAACTCCAGCTGCACGCCGCCGGCCGCATTGTCGTTGATGTCGGTGCCGGCGCCGATCCCATCCCACTCGATCCCCGCGTGATGGATCGGCGCGACCGTTCCCGTACGGCCGCTGCCTCCGGCGACGCGGTACACCCGCTCCCGCCACGTCAGCAGCTGGCCCACCGTCACGGTGATCCCCGGCTCCCAGCTGGCGATGTCGCCGAAATCGTCCGCCTCGATCTGGAACAGCCCGCCGACGTCGCCAGCTGCGAAGATGGCGGCGCTCGCCGTCATCTCGACGTCGCCGGAGACGCCGTTCGTGGAGACGACGATCGACCGGTCGCTGTTGCGCGGCTCGAACGGTCCGTTGACCAGCACCACCCGCTCCAGCTCGAAGGTGTCCGCGCTCGTGCGGACCAGCTGTCGGGTCTGATGTTCGCCGTGGAACAGGTACAGCACGTCGTAGCTCTGCTCGAACGCCAGCTCGCCGATCGCCGCCATGTCGTATGGCAGCGCGACCTCCACCGGCTCGCCCCCAGCCTCGATCCGCGCGTCGTTGGTGTAGAAGCGCGCGGTGTCCGCGCTCATCTCGACGACATAGCCCTGGGTGGCGTTGAACTCGAACGGGACCAGGCGGCACGGCCCCTTCGCCCCTGCGACGCGCAGTGTGCCTGGGCACGCGTCCAGTCCGCCTTCGGGAAGCGGGACCCAGCCCGTCAGCTCCGCGACCCCGATGTCGTAGATGGCGAGGTCGAAGCGCGCATGCAGCCGGCGCGACAGTTCGCCCGCATTGAAGTTCGTCTGTGCGGGCGTGATCAGCGCCATGTCACTCGCCGCCCGCGCCGTAATAGCCGTGGCCGTCGTACGCGCCATAGCCACCACCATACGCGCCCCGGCTGCGCGCCCGCAGCCACGACGATCGCGTCACGCTGCCGCCGCGCTGCGTCGCACCCGTTTCCAGCCCGTCGATCCGCTTGGCGTCGCGCATGGCCTTGGCGGCACGATCGAGCAGCCGGTCCTTGATCCCTTCGCTCTGGGTGACTCCTTCGGCCATCGCGGCCGCGAGCGCCAGCATCGCCGCCTGAACGAACGCAGGCGACCAGCGCGTCGTGTCGTCGACCAGCGCGATGTACCGGATCGTCATGGCTGTGGCGTTGCTGACCAGCGTGTCGCCCTCGCGCTCGCATCGCTCCGTCGATCGATGCGCGGGGTCGCCGGGCAGCCAGCGCAGGCAGTCGGCGGGGAGGGCGAACCGGCGTTGCCAGCCGAAGGTCGGCGCGACGCCGGAGACGTTGAGCGTCGCGCGCGCGATCGCGAAGTTCCACGGGTGCTGCGCCAGCAGCTGTCGCACGATCCCTGGCCACAGCGCATGCGCACGCCGCGCGCTATTGTTCGTCGGATCGTCCATGCTGGTCGGCCGCTCGGTCGATCCCAGCTCCGCCAGCGCCGCGTGCAGGATGCTGGTCGGGCTGTCTGCGGCGAGTGGCACGGGAGACCTTTTCATGCGGGGGAGAGGTGACGCGCCGGGCGGGGTTCCCACTCCGAATTATCCTGCCGGATAGCCCGGCGCGCCGACCGGGCGGGACCAGGCCCGCCCGGTATTACGGGTCGCGTCAGCGGTGCGACGCGACGACGCTGGCCACCATCAGCCCGGCCGCGGGCAGGGCGCCCGAGGGGGTGAGGATGATCTCTTCGAGGGCTGTGAGCGGCTCCATCGCCAGCATCGCCGGGATGATCGCGAAGCGCACGGTCGCGCCCGCAGCCGGGCCTGCCTGGGCGGCCGCATATTTTGCGGGCGAGGCGACCGTTCCCACGGTAAAGGTGAGGCCCGACAGGTTGACGTCGGAAGCCAGGCTGACCGAGTCGATGCAGCTTCCCTCGCGCACCTTGGCGGCGAGCAGGGTGTTGGCGGTGCCGCCCCCCTCGGAAGCCAGGCTGACCTTGTTGCGATAGCGGCGGTTCGCCGCGTCGTGGCTGGTGCCGCTGGCGTAGCGGGACTTGTCGGCCTTGAAGGCGTCGCCGTAGATGATCGGCATTGCATTGTCCTTCCTTCACATCGCGCGAAATCGGCGCGGGATCACGGATGACGGACGGGGCCACAGCCCCGCCCTCGGGGCATCACGAAACAGGCTTGGTTTCGATGAACCACGCCTTCTTCTCGTCGGTGCGCGTCACGGTGGACTCCGCCTCGGCGTAGATTTGCTCGCTGTACTGCTTGTCGCTCCGCGGGTCGGTCTTGCCCCAGAACTCGACCCACACACCGCGGTGCAGGCCCGAGGGCACGATCACAGGCAGACGATTGAGCCCGCCCACCTGGAACAGCGACGCGGATTCTGGGTAGGCTTCGGGATCGCCCAGGTTCGCCGGCAGGAAGCGGAACCCCATCCACGGCTTCAGCTCGCCATCGACCAGCGGCTTGCTGCCCTGGTAGTCGAAGCTGACATACTTCTCGATGTTGAACAGGTCCGCCTCGGCATCCGCGTCCAGCAGGATGATCGGCTTCTCGGTACTGAAGTTGACGCTGGCCTTGCGCAGCAGCCGCTTCAGCTCAATCAGCTTCGCCAGCGTCAGCCCGACGGAGACGCCGCCGAAATTGTGCGCCACCTTGTTGGCGGACGGGAACGCCACCGTCGACTGCGCCGTCTCCGCGCCGATCCACGCGTCGCCCCAGAATCCGGCCAGGAAGGCGTCGTCGTGATAGGTGCGTGCCGCCGATGCGGTTTCGCGGATCAGCGGGGACTTCAGGTCGACGCTGGTGACGTCGATGTCGTCGCGGTCGATCAGCGTCGCGACGTTGTAGCGGCCGGGCTTCTTGATGAAGCGGCGCTCGACGCTGGTGTCCGTCAGGTTGGTGTCGCCATTCCGCGTCGTCTTGCGCTGCATCTTCAAGCGACTGAAACGATCCTCGATCTTTGCCTCGCTCCGCCCGGCATAATTGCCGGTCGATCCCGCGAGCGTATAGAGGATGCCCGGCTCCTGGCGGAGCGTGTGGGTGACGTTGTTGACGTATTCGACTTCACGCAGGGTATCGGCGAAATTCTCTGCCATCACGGCCTCCGGTCAAAATCAGGTTTGATTTCGACAGGGAGGCGCGAGCGGACCCGCGGGCTGTCTCTGGGGACACGCACCCCATATCGCGCGGCTGCTTTCGCCGGGTGCATCCGGGGCCACTCGCGTGGGGAGGCCGGAGGTTGGGGGGATGTCGGCACCTCCGACGCCCCCCGACGCCGTCGTTACCTGCCGACTGGCCCAGCCCTTGTCCCCGTGGGGGCTGGTAAGCTCAAGACTATGGTGTCCACCGGGTGGGGAAGCTCACGCAGTAGAAATGTGCCGGATCAGGAACAAAGTCAAGCGTCGGTAATCAGCGTGAACGCGCCTTCGCGACGACGCCCAGCAGCGCCTGCCGCCGCTGGTATTCGGGACTGGTCGCGTCGGCCAGCTTCGCGCCGATCGTTGGGTCGTTGCTCATGCGGTCCAGCTCGATCTGGGCCGCTTCCGACGTCATCGTCCCCATCCGCATTTCGACCGTCGCGCCGTCGACCTTGGCCAGCTCGCCCGTCTTTTCCGCCAGCGCGAACAGACCGCGGAGCGCCTTACCCGCACCGCCGACTTGTTCCAATGCGGGCACGATGTCGGCGATCTCGACGCCCGCGCCGCGCAGCATGCTGTCCACCGCCGCCAGCCGCATGTTGTACGCCTGCGGCCCCAGCTCCAGCTCGACGGCCGTGATCTCGTCCTTTCCGGCCTGCGTGATCTTGCTGATCCGGTCCGCCTCGCGCAGATTGTGCTTCTCGACCAGCCGCTGCGCCTGGATCGGGTGCAGCCCGACGTCGTGGAAGTCCTGGCGCCACTCCTCACCATAGTCGGTCGGCTTCCCATCGGGGCCGAGGATCGCATAATCCTTCGCGTCCGCCGGGCGCACCTTGCCCGCGAACTCCTCGAACGCCGCCGCGTCGGTCGCAGCCGGCACCGCCACCCGCCCGCGCGCCCAGTTGCGCGTCTCGACGAACGCCTTGGCCATGTCCGGCACCGATCCGTATCGCGCCAGCGTCTCGTCGCCCTGCAGCTCGGCCGGCAGGAACTTCTGCTGCCAGCTCGGCTCCCCTCCCTGTTGCCCCCCCGGCTGCTGGCCGCCCTGCTGGCCACCACCCTGCTGCCCATCTTGCGCGCCACCCGCTGCCGCACCCGCCGCAGCCGCAGCGATCGCCGCCGCCGCCGCGCTATCGCCGCCGCCCCCGGAGGCGCCCTGCGCGCCGCCGCCCTGTCCGTCACTCACCGTCCGTCTCCCTCATCGTCTTGGCCAGTTTGCGCAGCCGCGACCCGTCGAGGTCGAGCTGCGAAAGGATATGCAGCGCCAGCTTCCGCGCGCCGTTGCGCTCGCGCATATCGGCATCGCTGATCCCGCCCGGATCGAAGCGGCCCAGCTGCGCGATCGTCGCGATGTCGCCGAAAACCGCGATGGCCGCGGGCGTCATCGCGCCGCCGTCGTCCAGGAACAGCCGCCGGTAGGACCGGATCGTGTCCGCCTTGCGCGAGGAGCGCTTGAGCACGGCGAGCAGCCGAGCCCGCCGCGTTCGTGCCTCGCCCGCGACGCGATCGGCCACCGCCGCCAGCGCATCGATCTCCAGGTCAGCGGCCATGCGTCATGCCACCATCGCCCGAATTTTACGGACATCGTCGAGCATCTTGGCGGCGTGCCGCTCCAAGGCCCGCGCCGCGGCCTCCAGGTCGTCATCGCTGACGCCTCGATCCGCAGTGAACTTCGCGCGCAGCGATCGTTCGTTGATCCCGATCTCCGCCGCCAGCACCACCTGGCCTACATGGTTGGACGCCTTCTCCAGCATCATCATGCGCGCGACCTTCGTCGCCATCGCCGGAGGGGCCGGGGCAGGCGGCTTTTCAGGTTCTGGCGCAACGCTCACTGCATCGCCCCCGCCTGCGCCGCATTCTTGGCCGCATCGGCCAGCACCGGCGCCGCCTGCAGCAGCTGCGCCACCTGCGCCTGCTGCGCATCGGCCTCGTCGCGCGCCGCCTTCTCCTCCTCCGTCGCCCGCCAGCGCGCCGGAATGCCGTTCGCCCGGCCCAGGCCGGGGATCACCTTCTCCAGCGGATACTCGCGCGTGAACACCTGCACCGCACCGGGATCGAACTGCGCGACGGACGCCACCTGCTCGCCGGTGCGCAGGTACGCCGCGGCCTCGGTCGCCTCCATCATCTGCGTCAGCAGGTTGTCGTAGACGATGTGCAGTCCGGCTCCGCCCTCGATCGCCTCCGCCAGCATGGGAGGCATGTCGTCCAGGAAGCCTTCCTCCCACAACAGGTCGATCTCGCATTCCAGCAGCGGAGCGAACCAGCTGCCTTCCTGCCGTGCGAGCGGCGACAGCAGGATGCCTTTCTCGCCTGTCTCCTCCATGATCCGCGCCGCGGGAATGTGCGTCTTGTACTCCCGGTTCAGCTGCATCAGATCGCGGTAGAACGCCTTGTCGATGACAGCGTGCACCTCGGCGTGCAGCTCGGCCGCGCCGTTCAGGTCAATGCCATCGAACAGCGGCTTCAACTGCGCTTCGCCGCGCTCGTCGAGGCCGCCGTACGTGATGCCCCACGGACCCAGCGCGATGATCGCCTGATCCAGGTCGTCGCTCGGCGCCAGCAGCGGACGCTTGACCGCCATTTCCGTCGCCAAAACGCGGTCCTGCATCATCACCTGGCTGGCGCGGATCGCGGGCAGCACGCTTCCCGCCGGGCCGCGGCCGTAGCTTTCGTTGTGGCTGCGCGCGAAATGGCTGACGATCCGCCGCAGCGTGCGATAGCCGCCGGTCAGGAACACGCGGTCGCCCTGCTTGTCGCGCTCGCTGTAATAGCAGGCGCGCCACGGCATTCCCGCCGCGTCGATTCGCCCCGGCACGACACGCGGGTTGCGCTCGATCACGTGCAGGAAGGTGAAGGGCTCGGACCCGCGGTGCTGCCCGGTGCCCATGCGATCGGACATCGCGGTGCGCACCGCGGGCGGGCATCGGTCCTGCCATTTCGCCGACGCCTGCTCGGCGCTCAGCGTGAACTTGCGATGGACCCGCATCGGGTTGCCCTCGGCGTCCAGCTCCACCCAGATCCCGCCGATATGCTCCGACTGGTAGGACAGGCCGACGAACCGGCCCCACCCGTCGAAGCGCCGGTCGCACCACATGCTCTGCTCGCCGAACGCGAACAGCGATTCCGCGCTGGCATGCACCGCCGTCGTGAACCCCGACTTGGGATCGTTGCGCATCCCGAAGATCAGGTCTTCCTTGGCCTCGAACCATTGCTGGACGGCGACGCTCTCCATGATGCGCTGGTCCAGCATCCGCATCCGTTGCCATTTCTGGCCGCGCGGCATGACGAAGCCCTCGAACGTCGACACGCCGTCCTGCAGGGCGAGCGCCGCATATTCGTCGTACTGCGCGTTGGTCTGCACCCGCCCCTGGCTGGCCCACTCGCCGTTGAACCCGCCCGCCGCGGGCAGCACCAGGTCCGCGATCTCGCCGCGCAGACTGTCGAACCCGCTACGGGCGCTCTCCATGCGCGTCTGCGCCGCGGCGATCGCGCGGTCGTCGAATCCCCCATGCACATGGGTGACGCCGGAACGCGACCCGCCATACCCCACCACCGGGGGCGTCGTTGCAGGTCCCATCCCGAACGTGCTCATGGTCAGGCTGGCTCGTAAGTAGCGGCGAAGATGTCGGGCTTGCAGGGATAACGCTCACCCTTCACGCCGGTGATGATGAAGTCACCGGGGCACACGATATGGCCGCCCTCCAGTGTGTCGATCCATCCGTGGTCGTTCATGCGCAGGCGGCAATGCTCGCACGCCTTCTCGCCGCTCACCTGAGGATGGCGGAAATACCGCACCACTTCCCCCTCTCCCTTGAAGGGGCCGCTGCCCGCGTCGAAGGTCTGGCAGTTGTCCTCCGGATGGTCGCCGTTCTCGTGCCATTGCGCCGCCTCGATCACGACTGGTAGCTTGCGGTACTGTGCCATTGTTCCTTACTCCAAACTCGATCGAAGTATCACTTTGATCGAAGGTACTTGCGCCGGGGCCAGCCATCGCGACTTCCAACCTTCCCCCGTCCGACCGCGTTGACGATTGCTCGCTGGCTGGCCTGTTCGATCCCCGCCGGCGCGGTCGGGGACGGGTTCACGGAGGGGGAAGCCCGAACTACGCCGTCGCGAACTGGAGCGTGGAGGGCGCCAGCTTGGCCGAACGCCCGCCGCCGATCGCGAACGGCTTGACCAGCGCGGCCCTGGCGACCGGCTTGGTGCCCTCCACTAAGAACGCGGCCGCGATCTCCGTCGATGCCAGCTCGCGCGGGAACTCGACCTCGCGCTTCAGCGTCACCGACGATCCCATCGGCTCGTAGTCCGCCGACTCGAATGTCATGCCGGGCAGCTCGCGCAGCGGCGTGTCCGTGTCGTCCACGAACACCACGCGGCTCGTGCTGGTCAGCGCCGCCAGCGATCCGCTGCCGGGCAGCGCATCCGCGGCGATCTTGAGCGGCGTCAGGGCCTTCACCGGGGCAGGCTCCGGCGGGCGCGCGCCCTTCCTGGCATTGGCCACCGCCAGCTTCATGTCCTGATCGTGCTTGACGGCCTGCGCCGCCAGCATTGCGTCGACCTGCTCCTGGGTGAACGTCGCCGGTCCGCTCTCGCCCGACGCGCCGCCCGTCGCGCCACCTTCCTCCGATCCCTCGCGCGTCTTCAGCTCGCGATGAATGGCATCCATCAGGGTCGTGCGGCTCGATTGCGCCTTCTCCAGATCGTGCAGCGCATTCAGCTGCGCGATCGACAGCGCACCGAACTTCTCGATGATGCTGTCGACCGTGCCGTTCACCAGCTCGTTTACGTCATAGTCCGTCATCGTCACTCTCCTTGAAAAATGGTGGGTCACTGGCCGAGGTACGTTTTCTTGCCGGTGCCCGATTCTGCGCCACCCGATCCGGTGCGCCGGTTCGCCGCCGATCCCCGCCGCGCCATCAGCGCGTCCGCCACCACCGAACTGCTCCGCGGCGTAGCGGTGGGCAGCGGCATGACGGCCTTGGGTGCCTTCGGTTTGTCGAACGCGCCTAGCGCCGCGGCCAGCGGCGACACAGCGAACTTCAGAATCTTGCCGACGCCTGCCATCATCGCCCTCCCTGATGCGCGAAATATCCAGTGCCGAAGCTCGGCCCCCTGCGCCGCTTTTCCGGCGCACCCCGGCGCGCATCGTCTGCGAACACCGTGTCGCCCAGCTTGGTCAGCCCGAGATCGAGATACTGCTTGGCGTCGTGGACGTGGCTGAAGTCGTTCTTCTCCGGCTCGTCCTTCCACCGCCCGCCTCCCTGCGACAGCGTTACACGCACGATCACGTAGCCGTTGTTGAACCCCCGCCGCAGCACGGGGCAGTCGCTCGACAGCAGCTGCCCCGGCTCGCCGCCCGCGGCGTTGGTCACCAGCCCGGAGCGCACCGCTTCCAGCCGCGGCGAAATGCGGTTGCCCTTGACCGGCGCAGGCTTCAGCGGCGGGTTGGCCTTCATCACCTCGCGCCACCCGGCTTTGAACTCTTTCAGCCAGGCCGACTCCTCGCCCTCGGTCCCGCCGTAGGCGATTGCCGGATCGTAGAAGAACTGGCCCATTGTCGAACGGGCGAAATGCTCCATCCACCAGGTCGCGGCTTCGCGGCCGAACGCGCGCGGACCGATCCGCTGCAGCGTGCTGTCGCCGTCCGGCGCATAGACGACCAGCTCGCGCAGCGTCCTGATCTGTCCGTTCGGCAGCCGCTGCCCCGCCACGATCGCGGGCGTGTTGCCGCCGTCGACGCCCAGGCACACCGGCACGCCGGGCACCGGCTTCAACGGTGCCTTCGCGCAGTGGAAGTCGTCGTTATACTCCGGATATACGGGCTGGCCGTTGCGCACCGCGCCGAACTCGTTGTCGACGAACCGCCGAATGTCCGACTGCGCCAGCCCGAGCATCATCGTCGAATAATAGCCCTCGGGCAGGTTGCGGATGTTCTCCGGTTCGGGATCGACCGAGCGCCCGCCCGGCTGGCGATGAAAGCCGATGCCGAACCGCGGCCCCAGCGCCCCAGCGAGCGCCTCGCGCGTCTCGTCGTCGATCGGCAGCTTCTGGTCGACGAACAGGTCATAGGTCCAGTTGTCGATGTCGGGCGCGTTGAAGTCGCAGATCACGGCGCGGTACGCGCACCCGCCGTTCTTGGCGGACGGGTAGCGCCCGGTGCGCGGAAGGCCGAACCGCAGCACCGACCGGTCGAGCGTGTCGGTTTCGTTGAGCCACAGCCCGGTCAGCTCCAGGCCCTTCAGGACCTGCTCCGCCTTCTGGTCGCCCATCGCCCGGAAATACATCTCGATTTCAATGGGGTACGACAGCCCGCCCGGCTGGATGTAATCGAACCGCAGCCGGTGGACCATTTCGCGGCCGTTCCAGTTCTCCTTGGTCTTCGGGAACCAGGTGAACCACGAGTTGAGGACGTTGGTCTCCAGCTGCTGATACGTGTCGCGCACCACGCACCACCGCACCCGCCGCACCCCGTCGCGCGGATCCGGGTTCTGCAAGTGGACCGAATTGAAGATCTTGCGGATGCAGCTCGACGTCTTGGCCGATCCGAACGGCCCCATGATCGCGACGATCACGCGCTCGTCATCCACGAACCGCTCCGCCACCGGCCCCACCGGCGTCATCAGCTCGACCATCGGCTTCCGCTCGTCGGTCATGCGGCCACGCTGATCACGGAGATTTCCCACGTCCCTTCACGGGTGGGGCCGACGATGCCGTTCCCGCTTGGATCGCACGCAATTTCGCCATCCAGCACGACAACGACGTGATTGCTTCCGAGGCTGGAGGTGCCACACAGGATCATCGGAACGTCCGGATTCTGACAGGACGTCCATTCGAGCACTTGGGCCAAGTTGGCGGTCAACCCATCGTACGCGAAGGTAGCGCAGGTCAGCCCGCGCTCCGCCAACCACGCCTTCTGCCGCTCCGACCACCACTGCGGCGTGCCGCGTGACGCGTTCGGGTCATCACAGAAGTGGGGAACCTCGCTTGCGTCGAGGTCGAGGATCACGGCCACGCAAGTTCGCTGGCAATCGCCATAGCGGCCGACGCTAGGCTTGTGCTCGATTAGCTGACGTTGCGGCCTCACTGGCCGTCCCCGTCGGCGTCGCTGCTCCGGTTTTCCGGATCATCATCGTCATGGACGAACTGCCCATCGACGAACCGGTAATCGGCGAGCTGGCGCGGATCGATCCGCCCGCCCTCCAGCATCGTCGCGATGCCCTGCGCCGCCAGCTTGATGACGGCGGTCTTGTCCTCGATTGACGCGCCGTGCGCGACGGGCGGCGCGACGATCACGCCGTCGCTGCGATGCGTGACGACCGCCTCGACCGGCTTCTTGGAGTGGACATACTCGGCCGTCGCGCGCGCCGCGGCGAGCTGCAGGTTCAGCGCCTTGATCGCCAGGTCGCCCGGCTTCATCTTCAGCGCCTTGGCCGCGTCGAACACGCGCTCCAGGATGGACGACACCTTGTCGAGCTTGTCGGGGTTCAGCGCGCCGGTCGCGATCAGGTCCATGCACCCGCGCACCATCGCCTCGGCCGTGTCGATCAGCCCGAGCAGCCGCTCCTCGCGCTCGGCCGTGCTGTCCGCGATCAGCACCAGCTCGATCAGCTGGTCCAGCGGTCGCGAATACAGGCTGGCCATCGCCATCACCGGATCGCCGTGCTGATGCACGATCAGCTTGGCGAGCGCGCCGCTACGACGATTGCCCGCACCGGCTGGCCGACCCGGTCCGCGCTGAACCGTGCCCTCCCGCACCATCCGATAGATGTTCTGCGGCAGCTTGCCGTCGTCCCCGCGCAACAGGTCCAGCTGCTCGGCATCGATCGCCGCCCCCAGCACGCCGTCCTCGTCGCCCAGCTCGCGAACGAACGCCCGCATGAGGCTGGGGGCTTCAGTTGACACCGAGTCCCCCCACCCATAGCATCCGACCAGCCAGCACCGAGCGATGACAACCCTCGCCACAACCCGGACCCGGCTTCGCCCGATGGGATTGCGCCGAATCCGCGCTTAGACTTCGCGGATCGCGGCTCGGCTCATACCCCGACCCGATTTGGTGGATTGAAATTTCGTCATTGGCTTGATGCTCTTTGCCTTCAGCAGGCGAAAGGTTTGCAAAACCTCCGGTCGCACCGGCGCGACGGGCATGGGAAACGCGGGCCGGGCGCGAAAGGGGGACACCCCCCTCGGCCTGGGCGCTCCAGGCGGCGTCGATCGCGGCGGTCAGGCCGCGCCAGCCGCGCCGCGTCGTCAGATTGGCAATCAGTCGACCGCCCCACGAAATCGACGCCAGAACAACGGCTTGGGTGCGCCGTGCGACATAGCGCGGTGCGACATCGCCCGATCGAGCCCCGGAAACCCACGGAAATCCGCCGTTCTGGTCGAGGGCGTCGCCACCCTCGACCAGTCCCGGCCGCGAGGCCCGAAGCGCCAGCACCGAGCCGCCCCGGCCGAGAAAATCCACCAGCCCCCGCCACCCACGTCCCCACAACACCCGTGCGGAAGCCGGACGCGAATATCCGACCCATTTAGTATTCGATCGGGCGGAGATCGGAAGCGGCATGGCGGCGAGTAGTGCTCGATTGGAACATTTGACGTCAAGCCATGTTCCTATCTGTACTAGATGTACTATCGATAGAACGGAGAAGGCACACCAAACCGCGCCGTACTATCCGTTCTGGATGTGCTGCGCGTGTCGCACCTGCGCACCGCTCGCCCGCGCACCGGCGAGCCATCCGCCAGCACAGCACATCCAGCACGCGTTGCTAAGTCGCTGACATTGCAAGGCTATCGGGCGGATCGGCCTAGCACGGCTACCACCCCCCGACCCGTTGGAGCCATCACCCTCGGCCCCGTACCAACCTTGATTGAAATCAATGGGTCCGGGTGTGGGCGAGCCAAAGAGCCGCCCGCTATGCGGGTCGATGATGAGGCTGCGCGCACCGCATCGCTCCGCGATGCTGCGCAGCCATGCCTATCGGAGCGCCAAAACGGGGTGCAAAATGGGCGCTTGACAGCCCGATATTGTTCCAAATAGGAATATAGGTAGGCGGTCACCGATCGCCTTCACCGGCAAGGAGGCCGACCCAATGACCAACACCACCACCCGCGACGTCCACCAGGAGGTCACCGACCGCATCGTCGCCGCGATCGAGCGCGGCACGCTCCCCTGGCAATGCGACTGGCTGCAGGGCGGCCTGCCGCGCCGCGCCACCGGCGAGCAATACCGCGGCATCAACCTGCTGCTGCTCGGCATGGTCGCCGCCGATCGCGGCTATGCTTCGCCCACCTGGGTGACGTTCAACCAGGCGAAGGCGCTCGGCGGCTGCGTCCGCAAGGGCGAGCGCGGCTCCCCCGTCGTGTTCTTCAAGCGGCTGGAGAAGACGGAGACGGCCGCGGACGGCTCGGAGGAGGTCCGCGGTATCCCCATGCTCCGCGCCTACACCGTGTTCAACGTCGATCAGGTCGACGGCCTGCCCACCGGGTACGGGGCACCCGCGCCGATCGCGCTGGAGCCGAAGGCGCGCGACCTGGCAGCGGAAGCCGCGTTGCGCAGCTCGGGCGCGGACATTCGCGAGGATGGCGGCACCCGCGCCTACTACAGCCGCCGCGACGACACGATCCACCTGCCGGCCTTCGACCGCTTCAAGGACACCGGCGGCTTCCTCGCCACCATGACGCACGAGCTGGTCCACTGGACGGGCGCCCCATCGCGCCTCGATCGCACCAAGGGCGAGCGCTTCGGCGATGCCGCCTACGCCTTCGAGGAATTGGTGGCGGAGATCGGCGCGGCCTTCACCTGCGCTCGCCTGGGCGTCGCCGGCGATCACATCGAGAGCCATGCCGCCTACGTCGCCAACTGGCTGACGGTCTTCCGCGACGACAAGCGCGCGATCTTCCGCGCGGCCGCGCTGGCCCAATCGGCCGCCGATCGCATCCTGCACGCACACGACGGGTCCGGGCCGATCGACACGGCGCTGACCGCAATCGACGCGACGCCCGGCCGCATGCGCCAGCTCGCGGGATGCCTCGGCGACGCCGCGCGCCAGCCCGCCTTCGCTTTCTGAGAGGATCGACCATGACCTACGTTTTCCGCGACACCGAGCACACCGCGACCCTGATCGAAATGACGCCACGCGCCCTCGCCAAGCAGGAGGCGCTGCAGGACGCCGGCAGGGCAGACGGCCCGGACGGCGAAGTGTGGCCGCGATACACCCGGACATCCGCCGACCGCGCGCATCGCTGGGTGCGCGACGGCGGCCACCACGAAACGGCGCTGTACGTCGACATAGACCGGCGCATCCGCCGCGCAGGCTGACCCCACCGCGTGACGGGCCGGCCGCGGCCGACCCGTCATCCGTGGGGCCAGTCCCACACACCGGCGAAAGGGGGCCGACCCGATGACCCGATATTTGATGAGCGATGGCATGACGGACCTGGACGTGTTGGTGGAGGACGGTGCCGACTTCGACGGCAGCTTCCACGCGATCGACGTCGAGACGGGCGACACGCTGCGCATCCACGGCTGGCTGATCGACACGATCGAGCCGCTGGCAGAGGTCGACGCGCTGTGAGCCGCGCCACACCCCAAGGGGCACTGGTCGCCAGCGCACGCATGGCCCGTCGTCGCCAGTATTGGGCCGAGGTTCACGACGAGCGCGGGCTGTTCCTGTCAGTCGGCACGTTCCTCACCGCAGCCGCGGCGAAGACCGAGGCCGAGCGCCGTCGCGACATGGCGCTCGCGAACGTCGACACCGTGGCCCAGCTGCTCGCCGTGCGCCTCGGAAGCCCCAAGCGCGCGGACCCCGGCGCGATCGTCGCCGGTCAGTCCGACGCCAGCCACCTGCCGCTGTTCGTGGCCGCTAACGAGCCGGTGCTGCTGTGAGCGCGGCAGACCTTTTTGGGCCGGTGACGCGGAAGCCGTCTCGCGTGCTGATGCATGCCGTCGACGCAGGCAGCTTCCCCCATGGCAAGGATGCCGCGAAGTTCCAGTGTCGCAAGTGCGGCCATGATAGCGGCTGGGTTTACGCCAGCCGCACCGAGGCGCGGCGAGGTGCGCCTTGCCCGGCGTGCAACGGGGATGCGGCATGAAGTTTCACCGCGCCTTCCGCGTCACTCCCTACGAGCCGACGTCGCGCAAGCGGGCGGCCGTGGTGAAGCGCCAGCGCCTCGACCGCGACAAGTTCCCGCTGTTCGCGGACGAGATCGCCGAAGGGCAGGACGACCCCGACCAGGTGCTGGCGGATCGCGCCGTGTCATGGGTCGAGCGTCAGCGCCAGCGACGGTCGCATCTTGCCCGCGAATGGATCGAGGCGCGCGCCCGGCTGAGCGCGTTGCCGGATGACGAACGCGCCGCGTTCATCCGCTTCTGGAACCGGTCCAAGTTCCCTAAAGACGCTGGCTACCTCAAGACGGTGCTGCACTGCTACGCTCGCGGTGATTACGTGCTTCACGACGGTGAGGTCCGCAGCGCCCACGAAATCGAATGGGAGCGCTCCAAGAAGGCATGGATCGCCGCCATGTCGGAGGCCGAGCTGGACCGGCTCATTCAGACTCACATATCGCCGCTGTTCGTTGGATGGGGCCGCGTCGAGCGCCAACGCCGGGCTGAGGCCGCAGCGATCGAGGCACCCGCACCGCGGCCGCCACGCAGAGCGGGCCGGAAATGACGGCCGTCTTAGACGGCCCGCCGCAGACGGGCCACCAGCGCATTCGCTACCGCGAGCGTCAGTGCCCCGAGTGCCTGACGGCCTTCGCGCCCGTCGTCGGCCACCAGCTCTTTTGCTCCACCCTCCATCGCCGCGCCTGGAACAATCGCGCGACGGTCCGAGGCGCGGTACTGGCTCCGCTGGCGATCGTCGCCCGGCTCACCCGCGCCGGCACGCGCGGCGATCGCGAGACCGGCAAGCGCGCCGCCTCGGACATGGCGCTGCTGATCCAGCGCTACCGCGACGAGGATCGCCGCGCCAACGACGGTCGCGGCCGCATGGACCAGGTCCAATACCTCCGCGCCCGCTACGCCGCTGGTTTCGACCCGCTCTAGCGGAGCCAGGTGCGGACATAGGCGGCACCGACGATCGCCACGAATCCGGCAGCCTGCGCCCCGGTCAGCAGGCACATCCAGAACAGCATCGCCGCGACGCTGGCGGACTCCGCGGCGAACAGCCCCGATCCCATCACGCCGCCCATCGCCAGCAACGCTACCAGCTGCACCGGTCGGCCGCGCGCGCCCAGCACGTCCCGGCCGCTCACCCGATCACGCAGATATTGCCAGCCGACGCCCGCCCCGACGCCCGCGAAGATCAGCATGGCCCAGCTCGTATCTGGCATACGGACGATGCTGCCACGGATCGGGGCGCCCCGGCAAGCCGCTACCGGTCCGTCGGGCTGTCCGCCGGAGCATGCGGCGGCCAGTCCGGCGGCGCCGGGCCGGGTCGCCCGCCGCAGATTGAGCAGCGATAGTAGCGCATCGTCCGATCATAGAACGGGGCGGGAACGTCAGAACAGCCCCGCGACGTCGACCGGCCCGGCGCGATCGAGCAGGCCGAACCGCTGCACCGGATCGTGCCGGTCCCAAACCAGCCAGACGCAATCCATCACCGGCGCGCCGCCATCGGTGAAGTCCAGCCGCCAGGTGACGTCCCAGCGCCGGGTCGGGGCCAGGCCCGCGCGCCACAGCGCGGCCGACTCGCCGCAATTCAGGAACGTCGCCTTGAACAGCAGCGCCAGATAGTCGAGCTGCAGCACGCCCCACAGATGCGCCACCATCGGCCGCGCGACCGCGAACGGCAGGTTGCTGATCGCCCGCTGCACCGGCGCATGACGCACCGCCAGCAGATCCTGCGCGGCGACGTCGTTCGCCGGATCGGCGACGATGTCCGTCGCGATCGAGCGCAGCCCAAAGCTCCGCGCCACCCGCGCGATCGCGCCGCCCCGGCCGCACGGCTCCCAGAACGCGGGATCGTCATCGACCCATCCGGCTTGCCAAGGCCGCTCCGCCACCAGCAACGCGTGCGTCGCCTCGGCCGGCGTCGGGTAGAAGTCCAGCGGTCGCCGCGCCGTCTTCCCGTCCCCCGACATCGCCCGGCCCAGCCCACGCGGCGCATCGCCGGCGAGCTGCGGGCCGGGGAATAGGTCGGAGGTCAGCCGAACACCATCTTGTTCTCGGCGCAGTAGCGTCGGAACGCGGCTTCGTGCAGCTCACCCGGCAGCATGTCGACGCCGGTGCCGATCGCGCCGCCCTTCCATGATCCCTTGCGCTTGCCCGCCTCCCCGCTGAACTCGATCGCGAGTGATCGGCGAACCTTCTTGGGCCAGACGAGCGACAGCCACCTCCAGTAGCCGGTGCCACGACGCCACTCGCGCTCTTCGATCCGAGTTGTGGCGATCAGCGGCTCGCCGTCAAAGTCGCGGAAGTCGAACGCGACCGTCGGCGCCAGCGCTTGAATGCGTTCCTGCTCTGCCCAATGAGCGCTACGTCCTTCGCTTGACACTCCCGCAAAAGTGCGGACCTGAGGCATGTCCGCAATGTGTTCGCCCGCCGTGCCGTAGAGGCTATGCCGAACGTGCCGCCAGCCCATCCACGGCAGGGACCAGCCCCATCGCTGCTTAGTGCTGCTGTCGTGGGTGACGCGACCGAGCGAGACGGAAAGGTGCCCTTCGTTCAGCGAGAAGCCGTACTCACGCTTTCCCATATCCCAATAGCCGCCGCGTGGGTTGTTCGACCAACCGTAGAGGGAGGTATCCACCCACCGCTTCCAAGGCCGGACGATCTGCGGCAGGATTACGATGAAGGTGTGGCCGAACCCCATGAACCGCAGCGTGTTGAAGGGTTCGTCGTCCTCGTCTCCGTTCGTGGTCAGTTCGATTGAGAACGGTCGATAGCCGCCACGACCTTCGCGGGCGTAGATGAAGCGGCCCCAGCGATGATCGTGATCGCTCCAACGGTAGTACGCCGTCATCCTTCTTCTCCCCAAAGCGCCGGCAGCGGCACAGCGATGCAATTGTCGGGCTGCGGGCCGCTGAAGCGGGCCTTCATCGCCGGCCCCTTCTTCACGCCCTCGATCTTGCCGAGCGACTGGAGCCAGTTGCCGTTGGCCCACTCCGTCCCCCGGAACAGGTCCAGCAGCGGTCCGCACGTCGCATAGCCGACGAACAGATAGCCCTCGCGCTTGCCCTCGATGTTGGGCAGCGGATCGCCCGCCGGTTTCCACCCGCGCGGCCCCTCCTCGACCAGGCCGAGCCGCAGGCCATATTGCTTCAGCCGCGTCCGGGCAGTCTTGTTGACCCCGCCCTCGTCGTCGGGGCTGTCGGTCGCCACGCCGGTCACGTCCATGCCGCGGACGATCCATTGCCCGATCGTCTCCGGCGCATGGCCGTGCGCGCCCGGAATCTGGCGGCTCATCAGATACGCGATGCAGCGGTCGACGTCGGTCCGCGCCTCGCTCTTGCCGCGGAGCATCATCGGTAGAATCGCGACGACGCGCCGCTTCTCCCGCCCATGCTCCGGGTTCAGCTCGCTTTCGTGCCGCGGGGCGGAATCGTCCAGCAGCATGTCGGCACAGGCCAGCAGCGTGCCGTACGTGTCCTGCCAGCGGCCTTCGAGCCCATGCTCCCAGATTTCGCGTTTATAGTCCGCCAGCGTGTCCGCGAACCGCGGCCATTGCTCGATCATCCGCCGGTGCATCTGCCGCCCGATCGTGCGCCAGTGGACCAGATCGGGCGCTACCCATTGCGCCTCGCCCTTGGGCACCTGACGCATGTCGAGGATCGCGACGCGGTTGCGCTCCTCGCCCTTCGCCAGGCTGTGCAGCACCGACGAGAACAGGAAGCAGCTCTGCGCCGTGAACTCCTGCGCCTTGTGATCGGCGCTGCCCCGATACATTTTGCCCCCCGACGACGCCTTCTTGGCCAGGTTCAGGATTGCCCGCTGCTTGTCGGGGTTGTCGTCGGCCTCGGCCTCGTCGATCATCACCGGCAGCGTGTCGTCCTTCAGCACCTGCCGGATCGCCGCCTCGCTCGCGTCTTCCGTGTGCAGACACCAGTCCGCCAGGATCGCGCGGATTAGCGCCTGCAGGCTCGTCTTGCCCGCCGCGGTCGGGCCCGCCAGCCAGACGTGGCTCCGCCACCCCAGCGCCCCGCAGATGAACATTTGCGCGACCATGCCCACCAGCAGCAGCGGCGCGGCCTTGTCCTCCACCCAATACCATTGCCGGAACGCGGCCAGCAGCGCGGCGCCGTCCCCGGCAGAGCTGGGCGCGGGCGCGGGCGCGGGCAGGCGCTTGTCGGCGGGAAAGTACATGCCCTCGATCTCGCCCGCCGGATGCTCGGACAGCTTGGCCGGTTTGCCCTTCTTGTCCCGCCCGCCCGCGATCAGCACGCTGCGCCCCATGTGGAGCATCAGCGCGTCCTTGAACTCGCCGCCGCGGTGCGCGCCGCGGCCGAACACGATCCCTTGGGGGTCGAAGATGCCCTTGCGTTGGCAGGCGGTCAGCAGCGCCGACTGCACCTGCGCCTGGTCGAACCCCACCGGCTCCGGGCGCGGGTTGTCCTTCGACGGCTTGGGATAGCGCGGGAAATGCTCGATCAGCCAGTCGTCGCCGCCGAAGATCAGCGTCATGTCGCCTTTCCGGCAGTCGGTCGGCATCTGGATCATCTGGTGCGCGGCATCCAGCACCCACACCTTCAGCCCTTGGATGCCCAGCGGCGTCACCGGACAGCCGGGCGGCAGCAGCACGACGTCCAGCTCGGGCGCCGCGTCCCGCCTGCGCCGCAGGTCGGGCGCCTCGACCGCGCCGTCCAGCGCGCCGCGGATGTCGTCGATACCCCCGGCCACGGATCAGGTGGAGCCGAACGGCCGCTGGTGGTCGCATCCCAGCGATCCGCGAACCCCGCACCGCGAACACCCCTCGCGGCTGTCCGCAACCGGCAGACGGGAGCGATCGACCGGCGGCGGTGCTGGTCGACGACGCGCGTTCAGGCTCGCGGCGAAGGCCGCATTGCGTGCGGACACGTCCGCGCTATCCGCATGGCGCTGTCCCATTCCGGCCGCGCGGTCGCTTGCCCGTGCTGGAGCTGCCAGCACGACAGGTCCGTCGATCCCGCCCACACCTGCGCCAGCGTCCGTCCGTACCGATCGCGGCCCGTCCGCCTCAGCCGGATCGGCCCCAGCTTCATCGCCATCCCCAGGCTCGCACGGCTTGCCAGCGGATCGCCGGGCGCGCACCGGCGGTTCCTGCGGCAATGCCCCTTCATCTCCGGCGCATCGATAGCCAGCAGCCTGATCCGCTCCGCCCCGCACCGGATCGTGTCGCCGTCCACGACGCGACAGGTGGTCAATAGCAGCGCCGTCAGCACGATGGTCATGGACCGGGTCCTTAGCACCGGCCTGCACCTGCGCATTCACGATCATGGCCGCGAACCGCCGCATCTGCCGCTTGAAGGCGAGCCGGTTCACGCGCCTGTCCGCATGGCTTCGATCTCCGCCTCGTCGCGCTCCTCGGCGCGGCACAAGGCATCCGGCGCGCCGGGCAGAGCGGCGATGATCGCGTCCAGCTTGGCGTGCAGCGCCCGCCAGCTTGCCCGCGCGCTCGCCGCGCCGAACAGCACCAGCTCGGCCGTCACCACGCTGATGAACAGGTTGCTCGCGTTCGGGCTGAGCCGGAACAGCAGAAGCCAGCCGATGTTGAACGCGAGGCAGAACAGCCCGGTCGCCACGATCGCGTCGATCCGCTCGCCGAGCGCGCGGTAACGGATCATATCGTGCCGTCTCGGCACGGGCGTTGGGGCTCCATGACGATGATGGTGCCGCCCGAATGTATATCGCGCCTGCAGGCGATCTCGACCGCCTCTTTCGGCCCGGCGCCCGCATCCATCGCCGCGAGGGCGAAGACCGCTCCCGAGCCGATCGCAGCGATGCGCGGGGCCTCCGCAAAGTGTCCGTCGCTATCGATCCAGAAGACCGCGCCATCGGCCCGCAGCAGCAGAGCCTCGGATTTATCCCAGACGTCCGGCTTGCCCCGCTCGCCGTCCTTGAGCCACCGCGCGAACGTGATGGTATCGACGAGCTTGCCCGCCACCCCGACTACATCGCCGCTAGGCAGGCGGCGCACCTTGGATGCATTGGTGGAGACGATTGTCTCCTGGTCGGTGACCAGCCCGTCCGCCGCCAGCGTTTTCCCGTCCGTCGCGATCGTCGTCACGCCGCCTCCATCCGCACGCCGCGGAGCTGGTCGTTGAAATCCTTGAACCCCGGCTGCGGCCAGGAGCAGAGCACCGACAGGCCGCGGTCCTGCAGCCGCCCGATCTGGCGCTCCAGCGCATGGTCCGCCGCGCTTCCCGGCTTGTCGTGCTGCCCGATGATGACGACGTCGCTGACCGCGTCGGGCAGGCCGACGCCGCCGATATTGTCCAGGCTGGCCGCCGCGATCACGCGCATCGCCGGGTCCGCCATCGCCACGGTCAACGCGTCCTCGATGCCCTCGGCGATCGCCACCGCCGTGCCCTCGGCGACGTCGCGCAGCGGCACCCGGCCGCTGTCACCCTTCCACAGCGCCATGTGCGCCCCGGCGAAGTCGCCCAGCACCATCTTGGCCTTCTCGACCCGCGCCTTGGTCCAGCCGCGCGGCCCGTATTCCAGATAGGTCCGGTGCGTGGCGACGTGCCGGCCGTCCAGCGCCGTCATCGCCGTCACCATCGCCGGAATCTTGCGGTCCAGCTCGGCGTTCCAGCAGTCGTGCCGGTATCGGATCGCACCTGGGAAGCGCCCCAGCGCCGCGAAGTCGATACCGCGCCCGCGGAGGTATGCCTCCGCCGGCGTGTCCTTCAGCAGTGCCGAATGGTGCCACAGCCCGAACGCCTTGGCGGATCGCTTCTCGCTGTCCCGCAGCGCCGCCAGCCGCCGCTTCTCGCGCTGCAGCTCCCATCGGTGATCGCTCCGCGCGTTGCGGAAGTCGATGCCCGCATCAGCCTCCAGCAACTTCAGCGCGCCGATGAACGAGAGCCCCTTGCGCTGTTTCAGATACTCCAGGTGATCGCCCGCCGCGCCGCAGCTGAAGCATTTGTAAAGCTGCTTGCCGTCGTTGACCGAGAAACTGCCCACCCGCGCATCATGGTGGAACGGGCATAGCCCGACATGCTCCCGCCCCTTCTGCACCAGCGACACGTCCGCCCCGATCACGTCCGACAGGGGGATGCGCGCGCGGACCTGCTCGGCGCGCAACCGCAGCGCCTCTATGTCCACCGTCATCGCGTTCCCCTTGCATTGTTGGACGCGGATCGCGAGAACGGATACAGAACATGGGCAAAGAGGAGTTGGATTATCATGGCGTTACGCCGCCTGACGCTTGGCCAGCGGGCATCCCGCATGCTCGCAGTCGGCCACCTCATCCGCGAACCGCTGGCAGGCGAAGCACTGCGCGGGGGTGTGCCAGTCGGCGTAGGTGACGATGCCGGTGCCCACGATCGCGTTCATCGTCCGGGTGCGCGGCTTCTTGCCCTGTTCCTCCCAGCCGGTGACGGTGGCGGCCGGCGCGCCGAACGCCGCACCGAACTCGGCCCGCGACTGCTTGGGCGCCTGCGCTTCGCGGTGCTTGCGGATTTTATGGCCGGCCAAGGTGGTCATCTTGACGTATGTGCCAATCAGGAACATTTGCTGCAAGCCCATTGTTTCGCAATGTGCCAACAAGGGGAATACCGATGACCGCGACGATCCTGCAATTCAGGGGCATGGCGACACCCCGGGAACAACTGCCCAACCGCATCCGCGAGCTGCGCGAGGCAAAGGACTGGACCCAGACCGATCTGGCCGAGCGGATGCGCAGCACCTACGCGACGATCGGCCGGTTCGAAACGGGCACGCGCCCGCTCAACGTCGACTGGATGCGCCGGTTCGCCAAGGCGCTGGACTGCTCGATCGGCGATCTGCTGCTGGAGAAGGACAATCCAAAGGGCCTGTCCGCCGACGAGCAGCGCCTGCTTGATCTGATCCGCGGCGCCGGCCCCGACGCCGCCCAGCGGATGGTCGGCGTTGCCGAGCTGACCCTGTCCTATCGCCCCGAACCGCAGGACCAGCGCCGCAGCGGCTGACCCGCGCGCCTCTCTCGCCGTCGTCACGGGCCGCGTCGCACCAGCGCCGCGGCCCTTTTCGTGTTCGCACGCCCGCACGAATGTTCCACTGGAGGAACATTTGCCGCTTGCGCGAATGTTCCTATTTGGAATATCTGCCGATCGCACCTTGTTCCACAGGAGGGCTGATCAATGGCGACGCTGCTTCACTTTCCCCCGAACCGGCCACCGGCGCGGCCGCCTGAGGCGCCCGCGACGACGGTCGCTTCGTCCGTTCCCGCGACCGGCGGCCGCCGCGGCGAATACGCGCTGGCCGACGTCGCACGGCCGCTCGGCCTGCTGCACCGCCCCGTCCGGTCGATCGTCGAAACGCTGCGCGTGCTCGCCCGTCACGAAGGCATGCCGCTCCCGCGTTCGCCGCGTATCGTGAAGGGCAAGCCCCTGTCCGGCCCGCGCGCGATCTGCCGCGCCAGCCGCTGGGACGCCGGCGAATTCGACGCCTGGCTCGACGGGCGAGGCCCGGCCGCGCCGTCCGTCCCGCTGGCGCCGCCCGTTCGCCTCGACATGGCGAACCGTGCGGCCGCGATCGGGGCGGGCCGGTGAGCACCTTGTGCACCCTGGTCTTCGTCGGCGCCGGGCTGGCCGCGATCGCGGCAATGGCGACAACGCTTCACGAAGCGGGCGGGAGGGAGCGCCTGTGAGCCGCCCGAACCGCTGCGACGTCTGCACCCACCCGCGCCGCCGCTGGCAGCGGCTGTGCGAGGTGTGCTGGAACAACCTGCCCGGCGACATCCGCACCGCGATCACCGAAAGCCATCGCCAGGGCAAGCGGCTCGATCACCGTGCGGCCGTCAAGCGCGCCGCCGATCACCTGGCGGAGCGCGTCGCCCGGCACATGCGGCACCACCAGGCGCGCACCGCCGCCATGCTGGGGGAGCGCGACGGGTGAAGACGCTCGTCACCTCCCCCATCGAACGCCGCCGCCGCGACGAGCGCATCGCCCGGCTCGCGGCCGTTCCGCGCCCGACCGACGCCCAGATTGACGAGCTGCGCCGATTACGCATCGCGCGCGATCATTGGTGCCGCAGCCTTCCGCGGCGGGTGCGCGACGCGCGCTTCCGCCTGTCCTGCCTCCTGCGCGACGCCGAACGGTTCGGCGTCGACCTCGACCCGGAGATCGCCAGATGACCGTCGACCACTTACCGCAACCCGTCCTTTCGCCGCACAGCCTCCCCGCCTTGACCGGGATCGGCCTGTCGGACGTCCTCGCCGAGCGCGTACGCCAGATCGACGTGGACGGATTCACGATCGACCGCGACCTGCGGCTCCACCCGTCCGAACTGGCGCTTGCCTCCGCCAGCTACGTCAACACCGCCGTCGACCAGCTGCACGGCCGCGACTGGCCTCCGGCCAAGCATCCCGACACCTGGCCGTGGCAGCGCGAGGCATGGCGTCCCGGCGACGCCCGCGCCAACCTGGTCAAGGGCGCCGCGATCCTCCTCGCCGCCATCGACCGCATCGACCATGCGCCGCGCGACACGCTCGATCTACCCGGGGAGGACAAGACGTTCGAGCCCAGCGGCCGATGGTCGAGGGCTCTCGGCTGGGCCGCGCTGCTGACTGCGCTCCTGAGCATCGTCGCACTCGGATTCGTGCGGATATGACCGGCTTCACCCAGCTATGCGACGCGATCGAGAGGCTCGGCCTGCTCACCGCCGAACTGGTCGATTACAGCGCGCTCGCCCAACTCGTCCAGGATCGCGGCCTCGCCGCGCGACGCGTGCTGCGGGGGGTCGCGTGATGGGCCGCATGAGCAACTTAGTCGACAAGACGAAGGGCCGCGCAGCCGTTGCGGCCTATCTCCGCGATTATCCGGGCGACATCCCGATGTCCGATCTGCAGCTACGTGCGGTCGGCAACCGGCCTCGCGTTCGGAGGTCCAACGCTGGCGAGCTGGCTCAAAGACCTCGGCTACGTCCGCGAAGGCGAGCGCAAGATCAACACTTGTCCGGGCAGGACCGTATTTTACGTACCGTCTCCAGCGCCGTCGCCTGTCACCTACGCCAGCGAGATCAACAAGGATAGCAACGCTCGCGAGGAGACGCCAGCATGACGGATTTCACCCCTCCGGACATGCCGGACCGCCACCACATGGCGAATGTGCAGCGCCACGGCGGCGCTGTCTCGGCCGAGGTGGAAGCGCAGCAGCTGCTCTCCAACGCGGCCGCGATCATCGCCCGTTCGTTGAGCGACAGCATTGCCAGCCTCAGTTATCCCGTAGGCATGGGCCTGGCGCCCCACCCGGACGCCTGCCGCGCCGCCGCCGACAAAATTACCGAGAAGTTCGCCGGTGCCGTGCTCGCCGCGATCGAGGGCGAGCGCGTTATCGCCGAAGCCGTCAAGCTCGACGGCGATTGGCGTGCCGCCGTGACCGCATTGCTTGCCGAACCGTCCTCCGCGGCGGCCGTGCAGCGGGGCTACGCGCTCCTCGCTGCAACACCGATCGGCGTACCGACCGATTGACCCCACCGACCGCGCCGATAGTCTGCGCGCACCCGGCGAAAGGAGGCCGAACACATGCCCGACGACGACGCCACGAAGGAGCGCACCCGCCTGTTCCGGCGGTGGCTCCGCGCGATCGGCGACGACCTGGACGAGGCGCAGCGCCTCACCGGGGTCGGCCGGCGCAGCCTGGAGCGCATGAAGGCGGGCGCTAAGCCCCCGCCGCTCCGCCTCCTCGAAGACCTTGCGACCGATGCGGCCGCCCGCGGCCGCGCCGATCTCGCCGGCGAGCTGGCCGCAGCAGCCACGCCATCGGAGGGCTCCCATGCCTAAGAAACGCCAGATCCCGCGCCTGTTCGCGCAGACCCTCGCCGACCGCACGATCGTCTGGCACTGGAAGCCTAGCGCGAAACTGCGCAAGGCCGGGTTCGTCAACGTCAAGCTGGGCACCGATCAGCGCGCCGCGATCGCCGCCGCGATCGACCTGAACGATCGCGTCACGGCGTGGGATACGGGCGCCGAGTCGGGCGGAGAGGCGACACCCGTCATCCGCCACGCGCCCCGGATCGTCCGCTTCGCCGAGTTGGTGTCGCGCTACCGACAAAGCATCGAGTTCACCGGGCTTCGGAAAAGAACCCGCGCCAATTACGACACGCGCCTGCGCCAGCTCGAACGCTGGGCGTTGGACGGCGCGCTGCCCGTTCGCGACATCGACAAGCCGCTGATCCGCGATCTGCGTGCCGGCCTGCTCCGGGGCAGCATCTTTCGCGCGGCCGCCACGCTGCGCGTGCTGCGCCTGCTGCTGCAATGGGCGGTCGACGAGGGCATCGTCAGCGTTAACCCCGCGGTGGCGATCGATATTCCGGACACCCCCGCGCGCAAGACGCGCATGGAGCTGGCTGTGCGCGAGGCGATCACCGAGGCCGCGATCGCGCTTGACGGGGAGGGCACGGCGGGTGTCGCGGACGCGGTCGAGCTGGCGCTGTGGATGCTCCAGCGCCAGGGCGACATCCTGCAGCTCAACCGTATGGCGTGGCGCGAGGTCCAGCAGGTGGACCCGCGCCACGCCGCCATCCTCGCCGATGCGCGCGGGCGCGTGATGGCGTTCCGGCTCTGCCAGCAAAAGACCGGCACCTGGATCGATGCACCGATCCCACCAGTGCTCCACGACCGGATCGAGGCGCGCTTCCGCGCCACCAAGGGGAGCTGGCTGTTCGCCCACCCCGACGATCCCGACGCGGCCATGCCGAGCTGGATGTTCCAGCGCCGCTTCAGGGCCGCGCGCGACGCAGCCGCCGACGTCGCCATCATGCGCGGCGACATGGCGTTGGCCGAGGCGATCGACGCCGTCCAGTTCCGCGATCTGCGCCGCACCGGCATGATCGCCTATAAGGATGCGGGCGCGCGCACGCAGGACATCACGGCGCTCAGCGGCCACTACGTCATCGGCCACAAGACGATCCTCGACGTCTACATGCCGGGCGATACCGCCGGCGCCTGCGCCTGCGTGGCGGCAGGCTTGCAGGCGTGGCGAGAGCGTCAGGAACGATCGGATGTCGCACGTGCGACATAATCTTGTCGCACGGCAACCCTCCGACGAGGCTTGACCCCCGCATTTCCGCGGCCTAGAGCGCGCCCGCTGTTGCCCGATCCTCTAACGGTAAGAGAGCGGACTCTGACTCCGTCAATCAAGGTTCGAATCCTTGTCGGGCATCCAGCTCTCGGCTACCCGCCGTCTCCATCGCGTGTAGCGGAATAGCGATCTCGGACGTTGTGCTTCCTCACCACAGGGAGATCGACCATGAAGATCGTCAAGCTGCCGGTGGGCGAGCAGGCCCCCAAGGACAGCGACTGCATCAGCCTCCAGCACCTGCCCGACGGCACCGTCCGGCTCGAAGCCTCCGCCCTGATGAGCTGTGGCGACGGCGACGAGGCCGAATCGGTCGCGCTGGTCGATGGCGGAGCCTATCGCACAATCGAGGAGGCGGAGGCGGCGGGGATGGCCTGGGCGGAGGGGCATTGCGTAGAGCAGCTCTACGTCAGTACTGACGCCTGA